CTACTCCCACCCCTACACCAACCCCTACACCGACCCCAACACCGACCCCAACACCAGATCTATTCATTGGTGCTGGGCTGAATACTTTTTATGGTACTTTTAGTAACAGTTTCACAGGTGCTGGGAAACTTGGTGATGAAGCCATCCTAGATTCCACAAGCTCGAGTCAGTATGGATCCGATTATGTGAACTGGGAAATAACCCCTGCTGTCACTGGTACCCTCAATTATAATTTCACCTTCACGAACCACACCCTTGAATCCAATGTCAATGGAACCCATGTGACTAGTTATGGGATGCCCTCATCAGATAACCTGACAGGATCTTTTGCTGTGACTGCAGGTGTACCATTCTACATCACCATAGTCAGACCCGCAGACATCGATGGCAATGGCAACCCCACCACCAACCTGCATGGGTGGATGTACATAGCACTTTAAGGGGAACACCATGGTTATTCACTTTGAGTTACACCCTTCATGGACTCAATCCTTACTGTTTGGAGATGCGCTTAAGGCTGGGGTATCATTGGGCAAGGATCAGCACTGGCATTACCAAGGCATCACTGGATTATATGTGATTTCAGGTGGATTTTTGATCATCGAAATCATCGAAAAACCCTGTGATATTGTGCCGAGTTTGATCAGGATAACCATCAGGCAGATCCAAGCTAGGTTGATGCAGCCAAGGAAAAAGAATGGCAAGTGAAGAGATCGCTTTTGAAGGCTACAAGTCCAGCACCCTGAGTCAGACATCTGATGAAACGATGGTGGTAATTTTTTCTAGGAGATCACTACTATGGCTGCAGGAAATTATACCTTTTTCGCTGAGCAGGGCGCAACCCTAGAGAGAGTCATCACCTATACCGACTCCCTAGATGCGATTATCAATATCACCAGTTACACCGCTAAGATGCAAGTCCGATCCACCGCAGCATCCGCAACTGTAATTCTAGAGCTGACCCATATTGCAGGCATCACCATCAATGGAGCTGCTGGAACCCTAACCCTGTTAGTGGATGCCACCACCATGTCAGCTATCGCAGCTAATACCTATGTGTATGATCTTGAAATCACCGCACCAAGCACCAAGGTGACACGACTAATAGAGGGTAAGTTTATCGTGAAGGCTGAGGTGACCCGATGAGTAGTGTTACTATAGACGAAAATAACAACACCATTCTAATCAGCCAGGACAGCAATGCTATCGCTGTCAGCCAATCAGGTGGAATCGTTTCGGTGGTGGATGGTGGAGCAGGAAGAATTAGTGTGCAGTTTCCATCTAATGCCATCAGTGTTTCCACCCCAGGCACCATTGGCCCAAGCGGACCGACCGGACCAAGTGGCATTACCACAGCAGGCGCACTGGATGACCTGACCGATGTTTTGATAGTCAGTCCAGCAGATGGCGATCTAGTCAAATATGTGGCAAGCTTATCAACCTGGACAAACTCCAACAAACTCGATGGCGGGAATTTTTGAAAGGTAATAGATCATGGCAAACACTATCCGAATTAAGCGCAGATTAACAGGTGGAGGTACAGGTGGCCCTTCTACACTGGCAGCAGCCGAATTAGCGATGAACGAAACATCGGGATACCGCATACTGTACTACGGAATTGGGGACGTCTCAGGGGTTGCCAGTTCTGTAATCGCTATCGGTGGCCCTGACTTTGTTAGTAATTCCATCCCGAACCTCACAGGGGTAGTCACCTCTGTTGGCACAACAACCTCCATAGCATCCTTGGCGATCACTAATGCCATGCTAGCTAATACCGCAGTGGCTAATTTAAGTGGTACTAATACTGGGGATAACGCAGTCAATACGCTGTATTCATCTCTCGTTAGTAATGTTACGCATACAGGCGATGCCACTGGTGCTACCGCTTTAACAGTGGTTAAAATCAATGGTGTGCTGATGTCAGGGCTAGCCACTGGGATCTTAAAAAACACCACAACCACAGGCGCACCATCTATCGCAGTGGCAGCGGATTTCCCCACTTTGAACCAAAATACCTCAGGTAGTGCATCATCACTTTCTGCTACCCTTGCAGTAGCTAGTGGTGGCACAGGACAAACTTCCAGCACTGGTTCTGGCGCAGTCGTACTAGCCAACACACCAACTCTTATCACTCCAAACATTGGGGCAGCAACTGGAACGAGCTTAGTGCTCAGTGGAAACCTGACCATCAATGGAACTACCACTACTATTTCCAGTACCACATTATCAGTGGCAGATAAGAACATCGAGCTAGCGATGGGGTCTACCACAGAATTAGCAGCGGATGGTGGTGGTTTAACTTTGCACGGACTCACGGATCATACATGGAACTGGGTACTGGCAACCACATCCTGGACTAGCAGCGATCATATCAATGTGGCATCAGGTAAAAGCTACTACATCAATGGTACTGTGGTGCTGAGTGCGACCAGCTTGGGCAGTGGCATCATCATTGATGGAGGCACTTTCTGATATGGCTAACACCGTCAAAATCAAACAGAGCGCAGTAGCTGCAAGGGTGCCAACCACAAGTGATCTCGCACTAGGTGAGCTTGGGGTTAATACCTACGATGGCAAGCTCTACACACGCAAGGATAACGGAACGGCCAGCATAATTCAAATTGGTGCTAGCTCATCAGTCACTGTTTTACCTGTCACGCTCTACAGTGGCTCAGTGCAGAATGTGTCGATCTCAAATGGCTCATTACCAGTCTTGTTATTTGGTGGCATTACCACCGTCAATGTAACTGTCAGTTAAGGAAACACTATGGCAGCACGATATCCACTAGTAGTGAACACGACCACGGTGCAAGAACTGCAAAGCGGTGACACACTTTCCCTGACATCACCAACTTTGGTGACTCCTGTTCTCGGAACACCTTCAAGCGGAACTTTAACGAACTGCACCTTCCCAACATTGAACCAAAACACCTCTGGCTCGGCAGCATCTTTATCTTCCACACTTGCAGTTGCATCAGGTGGCACAGGTGTTACCACCTCAACAGGCTCGGGTGCAAACGCACTCGCAACCAGTCCAACGCTAGTCACTCCAATCCTTGGCACACCTTCAAGCGGTACGCTAACCAATTGCACCGGACTTCCTATCTCAACAGGTGTAAGCGGGCTAGGCACAAGTGTTGCTACTTTCCTTGCGACTCCATCCAGTGCAAATTTAGCAGCAGCATTGACAGACGAAACCGGCAGCGGACTTGCGGTTTTCGCAACCAGTCCAGCGATAACCACACCTACAATCACCGGACTAAATGAAACCAAGACAGCACCAGCAATTGCCTCTGGTGTGTTAGCCTTGAATTGCGCCTCTGGTAATGTGTTCGCAGTCTCGCTCAATGCAGCAATTACGAGCATTACCTTTAGCAATATTCCGACAGGGGCATACGGTTTGACTTTGGCTTTCACGGCTGATGGAACCGCAAGGGCAGTCACTTGGCCCGCATCAGTAAAGTGGTCAGGTGGTACGGCACCAACACTTACCAGCACCCTGAACAAAGTAGATATTTTTGTACTTAATGTATGGGATGGAACTGGCACCACTTGGTATGCCATGATTGGAGGCCAAAACTTCTAATGCCAATTTCTAGAAAAATCATGGGTGTGAGCAGGGGAGGCGTAAGCAAGAAAGCTATCTTTGGGTATGGGAATTATTTTGATGGGGCAGCAGTAACTAATCTATCCACGACCAACCTTGTTTCAAATTCTGGTGTAGTCTCAACCGACACGACAGGTGTAGGAACCGCTAGATCTCTTTTAGCAGCATCCTCATACGGAACAGACAAAGCTATTTTTGGGTATGGCGGAACTGGCGGTGCTGTTTCCCTGACAAACCTAGTATCCAATATTGGTGTAGTCTCAACCGATACAACTGGAGTTGGAACGGCTAGATATGGTTCAGCAGCATCCTCATACGGAACAGACAAAGCAATATTTGGGTATGGAATGAGTTCTTCTGGCTTTCCTAGAACTCAGTATTCCGTGACCAATTTAGTTTCAAATTCTGGTGTAGTCTCAACCGATACAACTGGAGTTGGAACGGCTAGATATGGTTCAGCAGCATCCTCATACGGAACAGACAAAGCTATTTTTGGCTATGGAAACACTAGTTCCTCTGGAGGTGGAGTTTCTGTTTCCATGAGTAATTTAGTCAGTAACTCTGGTGTAGTCTCAACCGACACGACAGGTGTAGGTACGGCTAGGTATACTTTAGCAGCAGCATCCTACGGAACTGACAAAGCTATTTTTGGGTATGGAATAGATGGCGGTAATAATTTTACATCTGTTACCAACCTTGTTTCAAATTCTGGTGTAGTCTCAACCAACACCACAGGTGTAGGAACCGCTAGACAAGGCCTAGCAGCAGCATCATACGGAACAGACAAAGCCATTTTTGGGTATGGTTTTATTGGAAATTTTGCTGGCCCTTTTTATAATATCACCAACTTAATAAGCAATATTGGTGTTGCTTCTTCCGACACCACAGGTGTTGGAACCGCTAGACAAGGTCTAGCAGCATCCTCTTACGGAACATAATATGCCATCAAAACTAAACTCGGAATTTAATTATCGTACACAGGTGATCGGTGAGACACCTTGGGAGAAAATCAAGACGCTCCTTGGTTTCCTTGAAGGCCGACATCGAGCCAGAGCCTTAGAGGAAGTAGGGGCTAAAAAGTTTGCAGCAAAGAAGGCCAAGCTTGAACACTTGCGAAAGACCACCAACCTTGAACATGAAACGCTTGAACTTGAAGCGGAAATATTAGAAATAGAATCCGTTCAAGAAAGCCAACGACAAGCCTACATTCTCAATCATCAAGAGATCGCTATCTTGGAAAAACTCTTGAAAGAACTCTACGAGATCGCAGAGCCTACACGCTTAGAAGGCTACACAGACGAGATGATGTTTGAGTACAACGCACCAAATGAGTTTACTGTTTGGGTGGCGAAAGAGATACACGCAGAGATTCTAGCACAAGGGCATCCAAGTCCAGCGAAAATAAGAAACGCTATGTCCTGTCCAGAGGCATGGGCAGCACTGCAAGAAATTGGCCTAGTGCCAGAAGGCACACCGATTCTGATGAATAACGATCCGAGTAACATCCAACTAATACCAAGAAACATAAGGGGTGAGCAGTGCCTAATTACGCAAAAATAAACGGTGACACAGTAATCGAGTTTCCATCCTATCCACAGCAGAACCATCCGCAAACCAGCTTTGCAGAAGGCTGGCAGGGTGGCGAGATTGAAGGCACGACTTATGTGCTTGTCGAAATTGAAGACACACCAGCCACCGACTACCTCACGCAAGACACGGAAGTTGAACCACCGAAAAAGGTGAAGGGCAAATGGAAGGTGAAAACCAAAGTCAAAGATATTTCGGCAGAGGAAAAGGCGAAACGCAGCGCAGAGAAAGCGCAGCGTGACGCAGAGCAAGAGGATTCTTTCCTGACCAAAGCAGAAATAAAAGCGATCCGAAAACTACTTAAGGCACAACCATGAACCTAATACCCATTCTATTCTTAGCCCTTGGTCAACAGGTTACCCTGCCTCAGGAAATCCATGGGCAACCAGGGCAATTCATTTCCATCCCCAGTGTCACCGATTGCAAGAGTGTGCAATGGGTGGTACTTGATCAGGGGCTGAACCTGTTTCCAGTGGAGCTGCTCAGGGATACCACCACCGCAGTGGTGAGCGCAAATGCTCCTGGTAAGTACCGAGTCCTAGCCTATGCAGCCAAAGGGGATGCAGCATCTAAGCCAGTCATCACCACAGTCATCATTGGTGATCCACCCGAACCAATACCCACACCCGATGAAACAACTAGCAAACTTCAGAAGGAATTAAAATCACTTTATGTGTCACTGACTGAGGATGATAAACAAGGGAAAGTAAACAAACTATCCAGCCTTTATTCCAGCTTTGCCAGCACTGTGAAGGGTGAGGAAGTTACTACTGCGGGTGAGTTATTGGCGATGTGCAAGGAAGCAGTGGGAAAGGTGTTGAGTCCTTCAGATTTGCGAGAAATAAGAGTAAGGATACAATCTGAGCTGTCAGGTTTCCCGACTGATCCAGATGAAAAGCTGGATGACAAAATAAAAAAGATGATAAGTGGGAAATTTATGGAAATATCTAAAGCCCTAGAGCGAATAACTAAATGAGCGGACCATCCAATCTAGGATGGATTCCACCCTGTGACCGCACTGCCGAGCAGATCGAGATGGACGCACAAATCCAGTCTCGATGGGATCCATTCAAGATCCGTGGCAAGTATAAAGAACCCTCTAGTGCCCTTCTCTATCGCTTTATTCATGATCATAAACCCTTCTATCAGATGACAGGAAGTTGCGTAGGTAATGGCCTAGGAATGGCACTCTGGTGCCTTGAATCAATAGAGGTCAACCAACTAGGTCAGCTTGAAAATCCAGTCTGCCCATTCTGGTTATTACCCTACGGCAAATCGCGCGAACTAGCAGGGATGTCTGGTAGAGGTGAAGGTAGTTTTGGTAGTGCAGCAATAGAAGCACTGATGAAATTTGGAACCCTACCCAGCAACGATCCTTCTGTACCACAACCTAAACTGGTAGACGGTGGTTTGACCTGGGGTGAAGCTGCCGAAATGACATGGTCAGATGGCGCAGCTATCAAACCCGCATTCCTTTTGAGATCTAAAAAATACACCCTGCAAACATCTGCCAGAATCAAATCATGGCAAGATGCCAAGGCAGCATTAATTAATGGTTACCCTTTAACCTGTGCTTCTAACTGGGGTGGGGAAATGGCCCCACCCATTACAGGAAATCCGGCAGTAATCTTGAATAGAAGGGTGACCCAGTGGGGTCATCAGATGTGCTGTCTAGCATGGGCCGATCATCCCGAGCTTAAAGATATTTTCTGGATTCAGAATTCATGGGGTGTCTGCCATGGGAAAAGCCCAGGTAATTACCATGAACCTGAAGGTGGTTTCTGGATCACCGCAAAGGACATGCAATGGATTTGTGACGATGGTGAGGTGTTCTCATTATCGAACTTTGAAGGGTTTCCAGTACAGAAACTCGATTGGTTAATTTAACTAGGAGTAAGTATGTATTTTATCGTAGCAGCAATTTTGGCAGCAGCACCACCAGTGGATTGCAAGGAATGCAACCAGTACAGCAAAAGCTGTGTATCAGGTGCAGCCGTGAGCAGTTCACCCGCACCAAGAATCATCAGGGACCGATTAAGAATCAAAGGCAGATTCAAAAAAGGTGGATGCTGTGGCTGAAATCGATTGGCCAAACCTGATCGATAAACTGGGTGTGCCTGTTGCAGCACTCGCTGCGATAGGCTATTCCATCTACAGCACGATTAGGTGGATCGGAAACAACATCCTAATGCCCATTCACCAGAGACACCTGCTGTTCCTTGATCGTCTAGAGTCAAGCATTGATAAGATCTGCACCACTCAGGTGGAACAGAACAGCCAGATCATAAACCTAGCTAACAAGATTTCTCAAACTAAGGATAAAGCCTAATGCTATTACCATTTCCAGTAGATCTTCCAATAGAAGCAGTTGGTCTTTTGATTGATCGTCTCAGGGGTAAACCCATCCCATTGCAGACTGCCCTAAACGCTGCATGGAATTTGGCAGGCTATGCTGCCACCCAAGTTCCCTTATCACCAGCTAAAGATGAACCTGTGCAAGAATACCCCATCTCGGATGATGAAGTGGTTGCCCTGCTGGAACGCATTCAAGGCTTCTACTCAGTTCCCCAAAATGGTGACCCTGTTCAGTTTGGCATCATCCCCTGGTCAATTGTGCTGAAGGTCTTAATTAAGATGCTGATCAGTGCAGCCCTCTAGGTTATGCTTTGGGATACCCAGATCCAGCAAATGGCCCGCAGTCAGGAAGCAGTTTCTAAAGTTGCATCCTTTCTGTGCTGCCTGTGGGTCCACTGAAAAGGTTGAGGTTCACCATGAGATTCCCTACCACCTAGACAGATCTAGAGAGCTAGATTTTTCCAACATGATTCCCTTATGCATGGGTAGTGGTCGCTGTCATTTCGTTTGGGGTCATCTGTTAAGCTGGCGGTCCAATAATAAAGATGTTAGAGTAGACTGTGCCAGGTATTATAAGAAGATTGAAACCAGACCTTAGGATGGATCCACTTTAGGAACCCCTATGGGAAATGTCAGGATGATAGACTGCTTACTCTGCGGTCAAAACAAACCCCACAAATCTAGAAACTTATGTCTGGCCTGTTATCAGAGGCCAGAATCTGACAGGCTTAAAATCGAAACCCGACACCGAGTAGAGCGAAACACCAACGCATTTATGGAGCCTATTGGGTTACCCGACTTCCCAACTGAGTTTCTACCAGGGTCAGAAGAAAAGATGGCAGTGATGGCGCAAAGGCTAGAAGATCTTAGGGAAATTCATCATCCAGATGATGCGGTGGTAACACCGGATTGCTACTTTAGAAATGATGGCAAGAAGAAGCGCAAGGGTGTATTGTCTAACAATTATGCACCTAGACGGATCAGTTTGGAGATCCCATCAGAGGAAGAAGAAGAGGTCTAAGCTGGTACAACTTTCCCCATGTTTAAAAGAATAAAACCTGCATAAAAACGATATTAATTTGAAAGCTATTTCTTGCTAATCCATGCATGAATCGCTATGTTTTGCAGTTGTTAGATCAGTCTAATATATCAGTTTGGGGTGGAAGAGGTCGCAGGTTCAAATCCTGTATCCCCGACCTTGTTTTAGCGAAAAGTGGAGTGGTCAAAAAGTTGTACTAGTACAACTGGTACCACTCTTGCTATGATTCTGTGGTCTGTCAGCTACTTAAGCCGACTAATCAAAGGGTTATAGCCATGAAGAAAATTAAAGTACCAGGACTGTTATGCCATAAGGGTAAGGGTCTTGGTTACTCCATTGACCCACGCGATAAGAAACGCATCTACCATGGGCAGTGGGGTCTACGACTCACGCAGTCTCGGTATGAAATCTGGCTCGCTGAATACCTAGCTACTCGCAACCAACCACCGCAACTAGATCAAGAACAGTCCGAACCTATCCTAGCTGATCTTGTTTCAGCATTCATGAAATGGGCTGATGGTTACTACCGCAACCCAGTTACCAAACTTCCTACCAGTCAGCATCATGTTCTGAAATCTGCAATCAGAGAATTAAAACCATGGATTGAATCGGGTAAACCCATTGCAGAATTCAGCACCAAAGATCTTATTGCAGTTAGATCAGCAATTGTAAACCGATGCATCATGCCACAGTCAGAGTTTACCCCACGCAAAAAACTAACCATCTCCACTGTGAACATCTTGATTTGCAAAATCAGATTGATGTTCAAGAAGGGTGTTGAGTTTGGTCTAGTTCCTGAGCCTGTTTTCCGTGCGTTGATGTGTGTGCAACCGTTGAATTGGCGAACAGCTCCCAGCCTTAGGAATCCAGAACCAATCAAGCCTGTTGAAAAGATGTCCATCCTTAAGATCCAAGCATTCCTGAAACCTATCTATCGGGCGATGATGAAAATCCACACCACCACTGGCATGAGGGTTAAGGAACTGGTTCAGATGCGATGGTCAGAGATTGAACCACCAACCAAAGGTGATCCAACCTTGTGGTGCTATGTACCATCCCAACACAAAGGATCTCACAGGGGCCAAGACAGAAGGATCTATATCCATGAGACATACATAGCCCTGATGAAGAGCATCAGGAAACCACTATGGGAAAAAGACTTTGTGTGGTGTTCCCATGGTAAAGGAATCAATGCTGGCTACTCAGGACAGATGACCCCAGCAGCTTATTACCTTGCGATCAAGTCCGCTATCAGAAGGTACAATCTAGTTAATAAGATCAAGCTTGAGCCATTTACACCACTGCAGATCCGTCATTTGGTGGGTACAGAGATCAGGGAAACTGATGGAATTGAAGCAGTAGCTGCTACGCTGGGGCATGTTCGACTGAATACTTCAGAAATATATGCAGAAAAATCTTTCACCAAGGCCAAGGAAAGAGCCCGAAATTCAGCTGAAATATAGGGTTAAATATTTTACTAATCTTTAAAGATAAATTATTTGTGAAATTTTGAAGAATTATGATTGACCAGCTGATTTCAAATGCTAACTTGAGCAAATCTAATGTGTCAAGGATGACTAGTGGTGGCATGATGCCAACCAGAAATTACAATTGATTTTCGGTCCACACATCAAGTTCTACGAAAGGATTCCCGCCCATGGCTTTGTTT